GCCGACATGTTCAGAAGCATCTGACGGAACGCGGTACCCGCCTGCGTGCCGTTGAGGCCGGCGTTGGAATACATCGCCATGACGCCCGACGTGGTCTGCAAGTCAATGCCGAAGTCGTGAGCGGCGACGCTCACATACTTCAGGCCGTCCGCCATGTCCTGAAGCGTCTGAGTGCTTGTGTGCGTCGCGTTGGTCAGCGTGTCCGCAACCATGCTCGCATCGGAAGCCTTCAGACCGAACGAGTTCAGGACCCGAGTCATTTCCTTAGCCGACTCGGAGTAGTCCGTGTTCGTGGCCTTAGCGAGAGCCATGGTCGGCTCAAGCTCGGCCATGGCGTCCTTACTGTTGGCGCCAGCCTTGGTCAGGTCATACAGAGCCCCTGAGGCGTCGCCAACGGTCTGACCCATCGCAGCGAACTGCGGAGACATGCTGTACAGCTGTTGTTCAAGAGCCTTCATCTGGCCCGTGGTCGAGTGCGTGAACGCCTGAATGGCGTTCAAGTTCTGTTCGTAGCCCGAGCCGATCTTGTAGAACTCGTCCGCGACCACGCCGGCCGCCGCCACGGCGCCAACCGCGAACAAGCCAATGCCCTTAGCGGCTCCCCCGAGCATCGACGTAATGCCGCCGCCGTGCTTGTCCGCTTCCGAGTGGGCGTGCTCAAGCCCGTGGGACAGCTCCCCAAGCGCGGTAACCGCGCCCATTGCGTCACCCGCGATGATGACGCGGAGAATCTTCTCACCAGCCGCCACGAGACCCCCCCGAGTCGCGTAAGTACTTCGCATGGGCGAGATACACGCGGTACTCGCCAAGCGTTAGCGTTCGAATCTGGGCCGGAGTCCAACCGTAGAACTGGGAAAGTAGAGCCCAGTCCTTAAGCCGTTCCAGCCTTAGGCGTTTCCCGCCTCATCAGCCTCCGCGAAGTTCAGCTCAGTAACCTTCACGTTGCGGGCGTCCTCAATGGTGAACGCGGGGTCTTCCCGGCGCTTGGTCAGAAAGACCAGCGCCTTAATCACCGTGATGGAGAGCTGGGCCTCACGCAGCGGACGCCCCTTAGCGTCCTTCTTCTGCTTGCCGGTCTCGGGGTCGATCACCGGCTTAGCCGCTAGCGCGTCCTGAAGCTGCATGCCGGTGATGTTCTCGAAGTCCTCAAGGTCCCCAAGGGACAGATCTTCCGGGTTCAGGTTCAGAGCAGACATGCGAAACCCCCAAAGTAGAAGGCCCCCGCGCGGGACGGGGGCAGAGTTAGCTAGTCGGAAAGGCCGGAGTCAGAAACGTGGAAACCGGCCATGCGCATAAGCGCCAGCATTGAAGCCATGTATTCGGCCTCAACTTGGGCCTTCTGTTCCCGAATCGCCGGGTATAGGAAGTAGCCCACGCCCCCGGCGGGGCCAGACTCCTTAACCCACTGGTTGCCGGTCCACGGCTTGAACTGGTTGTATCTCTTAGCGCCGAACTCGGCGCCGAAGGCGAAAGGCATACCGCGACCAAGGCGCACAGAGGCCTGCCGAGTCGCCTTAGAAGTCGCCAGGGAACCGGCCGCCTTAGCGGCCGTAGAACCGATCCCGGCGGCCTTGGCGGCGGCGGCATCCTTAACGATGTCCGCCGCCTTCTTGTTCACGTCGGCAACCTGCTTAGCCACCTCCGGAGTGGTGGCCTTAACTTGCGCCAGGAACTCATAGAGCCCCTGAACCTCGATCTTCTGTGAGAAGTCGTTTGAGTAGTTGCTAGTGAACTGCTTGCCACGGCCGCCGGCCATCAGGCCGAAACGTCCTTAGACGAATAGGCGATCGAGATCGGCGGGTCCGTACCGTCGTCAGTGGCGATCCCGGTAAAGGTGATCTCGGGAATCTTCGCGCCATCAACGTGAGGCGGGCCCACGTCGAACCGCGCCGCCGGAATGGTGACGGTCAGCGCCGCGCCCTGAGGGGTCGCGAAGTTGGCCACGATCGCAGCGGTAGCCCCGGCGTTAGTCGCCGCAGAAACCCGGTTGAACTGGGTCATGCCGTCAAACTCGCCCTTAAGCTCCCACGTCAGCTTTCGCATCTCCTGCTCAAGCGGCTCTTTCTTGAAGCCGTTGTTAGCCATGAAGAACCGATCGACCTTCAAGGAGTTATCGCCCTTGAACATGACGTCGTGCGCGTAGAACGCGGTGCCGGCCACGGTGACCGTGCCGCCAACGTAGGTGAAGAGCTGAGACGCGGCCGGATAGGTCGGCGTGGCCAGAGCCAGCGGACCCGCGCCAACGCCTATGTGTTCCTCGGCGAAGTCCATTGCAAGGGACAGCTCCAAGATGCCGTCCACGGCTGCGGACAGCTCCCAGTTGTGAATCTTGCCGCCGCTGTAGGTGAACGGCGTCAGGGTTCCGTCAGTGGCGTACCGCCCCGCCTGCCAAGTCGAAGACAGGCCCCGCAGGGGCCCGACCGTGGCCGTGTACGTTGTGAACCCGCCCGTGGGCGTGCCCACCGCGAGAGCACCAAGCATGTGCTTGAACAGAAGCCCGAACCCGGAGTCCAGAACCTCAAGCTTCACGGTGCCGTCAGCACCCTTGAAGTTCGGCGCCCACCGGTCATTTCGGAGCACCCGGTTACCCGCCCTGACGCCCTTAGCGTCAATGCGGGTGTACTTGCCGGCAAAGCTCTCGGTCTGAAGCTCGAAGAACCGGGCCGGAGCTATCGGCGTGTCGTACGCCGCCTCTTCGCCCATCCCTAGAAAACTGTCATGAACGCTGTAAACGGTCATGGATCACACCCCCGTGGAAGGGCTAAGAACCGGCGCGACAACGGCAGCCGGGGCGGCCTCAGGAACGGCCGCAGGGGCAACGCTCACGGCCGGAGCCGGAGCCTGGATAGCCGGGGCCTCAGCGGGCCCCGCAAGCGCCGTAGGCGCGGGCGTAGAAGCCGGGGCAACGGTGAAGTTCTGAAGCAGGAGAGAAGCCGCCAGCTCGTCAGAAACGGGAACCGATACCCCGCGTGGAAACAGGGTGCCGTCCGGCGCTGTGACAGCCGTAGACGGGCCCCCGTAGACAATGGCCGTAGCCAAGATGAACCCCCCGATTAGACACGCGCTATGACGCGCAATTCCCCGTGAAACTGGCCCACCCAGCGGTCATCTGCGGGGAACGAAAGCAGCTTGCCGGGGTTGTAGATGGATGAGACGACGTACGAAAGGCCAAGCCCCGGGCTGGCCTTGAAGAACGACTCAAGGCGGGTGTTGATCGAAGCCGCCTGCGTCTCCACCTCGAACGAGCTGGAAGCCGTCTCCATAACCTCAATGATCAGATCGAGGGTGAAGACCTCTTGCTTAGTCTTAAGCGTCTTCCAGTCCTCGTTATCCCAACGGATACCGCCCAACAGCACCCACTGTTGAGGCTGGTCCCTCGGGTCCGGACCCCATACGATCTCAATCCCGGTAAGCCCGGGATCAGCCTGCAAGGCAGTCTGTACGGCCGCCTTGACAGCAAGCGCGTTGGTTGAGCCGTTGCCGGTCATATCGCAACCACGCCCTTCGGGGCGATGGTGTAGCGGGCCAGCACCGCGTCAACGTCCGGAATGCCGGTCTGCCATATGCCAGAGCCGGGCGTAGCCAGAGTGAAAGAACCGCCTTCCGTCGCAACGAAGCTCGTTGCGCGGTCCGGGATGCCGGAGGCGACAGACGCCAGGATGAAGCGGGCGCGCTGTACAGCTGCCCGATACAGATCGTTCGGAACGTACGTGAACCCGTATTCGTAGGTGGTGACCGTGAGGCCCGGCCCCGGAGTGCCCGAGCCGATCGAGCCATCCCACAACTGAGTAAGCGTCGCCGCCTGAAGCGTCGGAAGCCCCGTCACCTTGCCGATTGGGTCGAGCTGAAGCGTTGTCACGTCCTGCGACGTGCCGTCGATTGAGACGGAAACAAGCTTCGTGACGTCGGCATGCGGCAACAGAAGAAACCCGGTGTTGTCGAGCATGGTCGTATACGTGTCGCCCTTAGGGACAAACGACCGGCCGCAGATGCGGGCGAACTCGTCAGTGACCGCGTTCCGGGCCGCACTCAGCGACGCCGTGGGGAACTTGGAAGTGTCGGCAAAGGCCTTATCCGCCGCCCGCAGATCGGGCAGGTTGAACAAGGGAGAGCCGATGACGTCAACCTGAGTCGTCTGCGACAGGGACGCGCCCGCCCACGTCACGGTAAGCGTTCCTAGGGCCGTCTGAGCCGGGATAGGGAACGTGTAGACGCCCGTTGAACCGGTGGTAGCCGCGCCAGAAGCCACGGTAGTACCGGCCCGGTTAGTGACCGTGACCGTAACCGCCCCAGCGTCAACGGCCGTCTCATCCGTCATGAACGTAGCGCTAAGCGTTCCCGAATAGCCGCGTATAAGAGACAACCGAACCCCCTCGGTAAAGAGAAAAGGGCAGGGCCGCTAAGCCCTGCCCCTACGAATCACTTACCGAGCAGGGTCTTGAGAGCGCCGGTCGTGTCCGACAGGCCGCCGTCACCACGCCAAGTCACCTTGTACGACACCAGGTCGGAGCCCCAGCCGTACTCGAAGGACTTCTCAACCTGAATGCCGTTGACCTGGCGCACGTAGTACCTGGAGAAGTCGCCGAAGAGAACGGCGTTGTTGCCGGTCGCGACAACCGGCATGTTGATGTCCGTGACAACGGGCTTGCCCATCAGCACGTCCGGGGCACCCGAGACCAGGCCGGGCTGCCACAGGTACTGGCCGTAAGCGTCCTTGACGCCTCGCAGCTTGCCCACGGTGGCGTCAGCCATCAGCCACTTAGCGTTGCCCCGGTAGGCGTCAATCACGCTGTAGTAGCCAGCGATGATGTCATCGCCGGAGATGGCGCCAATGGTGCCCATGGTGGTCCCCGCGTTGGCCGCGACAGCGGCCGTCAGAACGCCGTTCGGCTGACCGCCGGCCCCCGTGCCCACCAGAAGGTCATGGGCGACCTGACGGCCCGCCATGATGCCGGCCTGCTGAGCGATGAAGCCCGCGATGTCAATCCCGGAGTCTTCGACCATCTCCTTAGAGACCTGGACGATCACGCCGTACTTCTTGGCGCCCAGAGTGAAGCTGTTGAACGCCGCGTCACTCGTCGGGAAAACAGTGTTCTCCGCGACCGGCGCAACGGTCGGCCGCGCGGTCAGGCGCGGGAACGTCATCGGGTTGCCCGACGCCGTGGTGATGATGGTCGGGCCCGCCTGCCACACGCCGATGTTCGGGAGCATGTACTCAAGCACCCGAGCGACAAAGCTGGTCGGGATGGTCGCGCCAGCGTTGGCCGCAACGCCAGTGGTCGCAACGCGGCTCTCAACGCCCGCCAGCGCCGCGCGGGCCTCCTCGCCCGGCCGGATGTACAGGTCATTGCCGATGGTGATCGTCTTGCCGTAGTCCAGGGCCCGAATCTCGTCAGACAGGCTCGACCCCTGCGCCTGTCGCTGCTGATCGCCGGTGAACACGTTGGGCTTCGCGCCCAGAGCGATAGCGCGCTGACGCAGCTCCGCCGCCTGCGCTTCCCGCTCGCCCTCCTCCACGATCGAGCGCGCCTCCGCGCCCAGCCGGTTCAGGTCCGCGTCCATGCTGTCGAGCTGGGAACGCTGCTCGGCGGTCGGCGCCTCGCCTTCCTTCAGACTGTCAGTCAGCGCCTTGCGCTGCTCGAAAATGTTCGCCCGCTTGGTCAGCAGGGCTTCGGCCTGAGCCGCGTAGTTCGTCAAGGTCTTGCCTCCCCCTAGGGGCCGCTAAAGCGGCATACGAAAGAGGCCCACCCCGCACGTTCGGGGAAGGCCTCTGAAGTGGTGGAGCAACGCGCCTTAGGCGCGGCCCCTAAGCTGGATCGCCCGAAGAGCGGTCCTCAGTACGTCGTTGCTGTCTGGTGCCGGAGGAAGCGGGTTCCAAGAGCCGGCCATGTCGTCGGCCACCAGGTCCCAACCGCGCGCTTCGCACGCGGCCCGCAGCGCCCGAGCTGCGCCCATCAAGCCCGATTCGGTGTCCTCATAGGCCGGATAGGTCACGGGGCTAACGTCGAGTAGGTCAACGTCGATCAGGGTCCGGAGACGCCCGCGGCCTTCCTTCTGCCAATCGTCCTGGCGGACGCGGAAGCTGAAAGACGACTGTGTGACGTCGCCCCGCTGCATCGACTCCGCAAGATCCCGCGCGTAGGACGTGTCCGGGGCCGCCACCTCGTAGTGAAGCCCCGTCGAGTCCTCGGCCAGCTTCAGCGTGCCGGACGCGGTCCGCCCCAGGATCAGGCCGGCATCGTGGTTGATGAGGGCCCGCACGTCCTGGCCCTCATTGAGGGCGCGTCGGAACGCGCCACCCCGAACCGTCTCGATGAAGCCCCCGAGGTCATGACTTCGGGTGTCAAACTTCGCGGCGTAGCCGGTAAACGTCCACCGGTCCCCGGCGTTGGTGATGTTGAACGCGGTATCAACCGCGCGGCGCTCAAGCGTCATCTCTTCCCCTTCGGAGCTGTAGGTGTCGTCTGCGGAGGGGGAGACTGGGCCGCCTGAGGCCCCGGCGGGGCGTTCGGGTCAACAGTCGCCGGAGGCGTGAACATGAACGAACCGGCGTCGCCGCCGTCCACAACATCCGGTTGCTTGTTCTTGTCGCTGATCGTGGGCAGGTTTTCGTCAATGCCGACAACCGTTGCCATGCGGAACCACTGATCGCCCTTACCTCCAGGGATCGGCGGTTCGCCCTCTTCGGCCCTGACTTCGTCGGGGCTCTTGATGCCGTTCTGAATGGCTAGCGCGTGCGCCTGGTAGCGCTCGCTCAGCTTGGCCCTCATGCGGGCGTCCATGTTGAAACGCATAGTCTGGAAGCCGGGCAGAAGGAACGTACTAATAGCCTGCTCGACACGCGCCGCCCACGGCGCGAAGGTGTCCTGTGCAAGCTGATAGTTCTGCTCCTCAACGCCCTTACCCCAAGACGACGTAACGGCAGGGTCAACGCGGTAGGCCGGCACACGGTAGAACAGCGCGATATCGGCTTTCGTAAAGTTCCGTGTCTGTAGGAACTGGCTTTGCTCGGGCGTGATGGTGATCGGGTGCCAAGTGGCACCACCGGTCAAGACGCCCACGGCGTGGCTGTTGGCGACTCCCTGATGTTTCTTCATGAAGTCTTCTTTGAGGCGCTTAGCCTCGTCGGGGTTCATCTTGCCCGTGGTCTGAATGACACCGGACATGTATGCGCCCTGTGAGAAGAACCGGGCCCCGAACTCTTCGGTAACCATCGAGATCCCGATAGCCTGCCGGGCAGCCTCAAGCGGGCTAAGGCCTGTCAGGTATCCCGGCATCGACATAGCCGGGATATGAAGGATCTCGGTTGAGTCCATCGTGGTCCCGTTGACGTCAAACAGGATGTCTGTCGAGCCCTGCTCCGGGTACGGGTAAACCCAGCTCGGATGGATCGGCCACAGCTCTACAACGTCGCCCTTGTCGTTGCGCAGAGTGAAAATGTAGGCGTTGCCCGCAACAAGCAGCGACATAAACACGCGCTGCCAGAAGTCAAACGGGGTCATCCGGTAATTCGGCTTCCGCAGCCATGCCGGCGCCCGGACGTAGTCCGTGGAGCCGTCCGGGAATTCCTTAAAGGTCTGGATCGGCAGCGACGAGATAGCGTCGCAGATGAGGCCAACGCAGTAGTAGACCGCCGATACCTGCATAGCCGTCTGTTCGTTGACCTGCTTACCCGAGTAGATCGGGTCATTCGCCAAGAAGGCATTACGCACCCAGTCAACCGGGGGCTGTGAAGACAGCCACCCGAGACCACCAGTGCGCTTCTCAATGCGAGAGAAGACGCTCACCGGTACTCAGGCCCCCGTTCGTTTGCCTCGTCCGGCTTCGGCGTCAGCGAGAAGCCAACGAGCATCAAGAAGAGCCCGGCAAGCAAATACCCAAGCGGCCTATACACCTGATAGGCGCCGACCGCGAACACGAACACCCCGGAGCATTGAAGCGCCGAGGCGGTCAGGTCCTTCACGAGCGAATAGCGCTTCATCAACCCACCCCCGTTAGTCGGCAAGGCTGACGAAACCCGCCTCTGTGTCGTCTTCAGTGAATGCGACAAACAGCGCGTTAAGCAGCGCGCTAATGCCGTCGATCTTGTCGCCAGACTTGGCCTTAGAAGGCTTGAACAAGCCTTCCGCCGTGCGCTGAATCTCTACGTTGTCCGCCATCCAGCGGAGGACCGGATTCCCGCCGTGGTGTAGCTCGCCCTGCGCTAGAAGGGACTCCAGCCACTTGCACGGATCGGTCATGCGGGCCGACGTCTGAGGCGCCTTAACGCCGTCAAGGCCCCCGTCTTCAAGCTCGCTCACTAGGTGAGTAGCGTTCCAAGGGTCATAGCCGAAGAGGTCTATACAGAAATCCTCGGCGTCCTTGCCGATCTCTTCCCGCACCACGTTGTAATCCGTGGTGTCAGAGTCGGTGATGGTGAGATAACCGAGGTCCCGCCAGTACTCAAGCGTCTGGCGCTGAGCGCCCCTGGCCTTGAGAGCCTTCGACGGAATCCAGAAGCGGGGTAGCACCGTGAACCCGCCCGCGTCGGGGTCCTCTGGAGACCCCGGGAACAGCAGAACCCACGCGGTGAAGTCGGACACGGAGGCAAGGTCCAGGCCGGCAAAGCAGCAACGCCCCTTGAGGGCTTCCCTGGACACGGGCTGAGCCGCGTTCAGGTCCCACACGGCCATATCAAGCCAGCGCTCCGCCTGCGACACCCATTGGTTCAGCCGGAACACCCGGAAGGCGTTCTCAGCGCTCGGCTTCGACTCGGCTTCTAGGGCCTCGGACCTCAGGTTTCCGATGCTGAGGAAGTCTCCGAGGGCGGGGTTGGCGTGGTACCAGCCGGTTGCGGGCTCTCCAGTGTCGGGGTTGGCTGGTGTTCCTTCGTCACGCCAATCCCAATCGCGTGGAGTATTCCGCATGAACACGAACCGGGCAGGGTCGCCGGAAGGTTTGCTGAGGAGTTGTTCTCCATACTCGTGTTCCTCCAAGGCGAAACGAGCCGACGTGTACGCGGCTGTAGTGGTGGCGATAAGAATCGGCTGACGCCGGGTACCGAAGCCCTGGCGCATTGCATCCCAAAGATGCCGGTCTTTCTGCGTCAGAACCTCGTCAAACAAGACCATTGACGGGTTAGTGCCGAGGGCGCCGGAGGCGTCCCCGGGGAGGACCGCGTAAAAGCTGTTCGTCTTCGGGTCAATGATGCGTTTCTTGGACGCCACGACCACGAGCCGCTTAGACAGGACGGGAGAAAGCTCGACCATCCGCTTAGCGACGTCGAAGACCAATGAGGCTTGATCGCGGTCGGCCGCGACGGAGTAAACCTCGGCCGACTCTTCCCCGTCGCCTACAAGGCCGTACAGGGCAAAGCCGGAGGCAAGCTCGGACTTGCCGTTCTTGCGGGCCATCTCAAGCCACGCAACGCGGTACTGACGTACCCATTCGTCGTACTGCTCGTCATAGGCCATCGTCCCGAACAGCGGCCGGACAATGTCGTTCTTCTGCCATCCCGTCAACAGGAACGGCTTACGCGCGTGACGGCCCTTGGTGTGAACCAAGACCTTCTCGAAGAAGTTCACGACCCGATCGGCCGCGCCTTCGTCCCACCGGAACAGGCCCTCAGCGGCATCTGCGGGCGCGTGGGGAGCGAGAAGCATCCGCACCCCCAAGCACACGCCGAAAGGCCCCCGTAGGGGCCTCCGGTGCCGTTTCTAGAAGGGTCAGGGGTTAGGCCGTCAAGGCTCCGACGCCGAACTGTCGGGCCATCTGGCGCCAGTCGCGGGAGCCAGTCTCGACGGGCGTAACTTCCTTGACGTCACAATCCGCGCAGAGGCCTTCAGCGGCCTTCGGACGCTCGCACTCGGGGCAGAGGTGCCGGGCCGCCTGCGAGGCCGTCACAGCGGCCACTACGGGCCGCGCAGCGGGCATCTTGTCGGTAAGGCGACGGCGCAGGAACGCCGCCGGACGGTTGATGGTCTCCGGAAGGGCCAGCGTCAGCACGGCAGCGAACTGCCGCCCATCGGCGCCCCGGGCAAACCACTCATCCGCAAGAGGCATCAAGGCCGCTACGTCAGCGGCGGTCAGGTGCAGACGGCTGTCGATCGCCGCCAGGCCCGCAAGGGCCTTCTCCGATTCGGTCATCTCGACCGAACCAGACCCGACCGGCGCCGCAGGCGCCTCCGGGGTTGGGTTTGGGTTTTTTGAAGAGAGGTTCTTTAGGGTTTCATCGCCCGAAGACCCGGGCGCCCGCATTTCCGGGCGCTCAGCTTCACCAGCGGGGACGTCGGATATGACCAGCTCGGTACCGCTGAAGCCGGTTGCAACCCGCTTCGCCTCGCGGCGCAGGTAACCGGCGTCCTCAAGTTCCTGCATGGCCCGCGTGACGGCCGTGCGGCCCTCCCGCGACTTCGCGGCCAGCGTCTTGACAGTCTCCGCAGCTCCGTCCGGCAGAGACACCAGGTAGGCCAGGATGCCCCGGGCCGTAAAGCTCAGGGCGTGGTTCTGGGCCGTCTCGTTCGGCAGGACCACAAACCGCGTGGTCGGGTTGCTACGCTGAATGCGCATCGGGGGTCCGTTCCCTGGTGTGCTCTACGCCGGGGGCCGTTGGCGCGGCCCCTGGCGTTCTTTCAGGGGAGACGTTAGCGCCCTTGACTCGTCAAGCGCAATACTTGAGGCGCCCAGGAACGCGAACGCTCAGGAACGTGAGCGCCCAGGAACACGGGCGCTCAGGAACACGGGCCTTCAGTGGTGCTTGTGTCGGCGGTGGCCGGCGGGGGGCTTCGGCGCCGCGTGGTGCGGCGTGTGGTGCGGCGGAACGTGGTGCGCGTGCGGCGCGTGCGGCGTCGCGTGGTGGTGATGGACATGCGCCCCTGCGCGGGGCGACCGGTTCGAAGTCCGGCCAAGCGTGACTCCGGGAAGGGAAACCGCCTTCGGAGGCTTCGGGGGCTTCGGAGCCCGAACCGCCTTCGGCGCCCTGACGCGCGGAATCCGCGCAACCCTGGTCTGAACGAGCCGTGCCATGTAACCCCCTTGAAGCTCTCGGGACGGGACTCGAACCCGCAACGCACGGGATATAGTCCCGCTGTTCTGCCATTGAACTACCCGAGAAAAGCCGACCGGGCAGGCCTCGAACCTGCACACGCCTTCATTCTGAGAAGGCAGCTCTGCCAATTGAGCTTACCGGCAGTTTGCGGGAAACCCCGGGGGAGTCGAACTCAACCCCGGGGCCTCAACCGCCATCCAGCGGCCCCCCGCGTCCGCTGGAAGCCTCAGCCGCTCAAAAGCGACTCCATGTCGAATCCGTCTGTGCCGTCGTCCGGCACCTGGAGCCGGGCGCGGGTCGCGGGCGTCAGCCCGAACTGCCCCCCGACCTTCATCATCAGATCCGCGGAATCCCTCATGATCTGAGCTGCGGGGTTCTTCGCCTTCCCGCCCCGGTAGGAGTCGATCAGAATCCCTTCGGTGCGAACGATCTCGGAGGCCTGGACGTACGTTGCCCACGCCTCGCAGTAGACCGCGAGTGCGTGACCGTCCACGACCGTGAGAAGCCCGATGCGGGCCAGCTCGGGGACCAGCTCCCGCCACGCGGCAGCCGCGCGGCCCTTCAACCATGGGGGCTTTACCGGCTCGCCCTTCGCCGGCTGGGGTTCGTTCTCAGGAAGAGGCCTGTTGCCTGGATTGCCAGTCAGAACCTTCAGGTGGGTTGGCTTCGGCGGTGGCCCCGGCATGAGAATTTCACCCCCCTCGGTGGTTGTGTTTGCGCGAATTGCAGGACCGGCACAGAACTTGGATGTTGTGGAGTTCGTCTGTCCCGCCGCGCGAACGCGGGATGATGTGATCGGCGGTGAGGTCAACGACCGAACCGCAGCGAACGCACCAGGGGTGCGCAAGCCTTGCTAGGCGACTGTTCGTCGCCCACGCGTTTGAGTACCGCGCTTCTGCGCGGTGCCTCGAACAAAAGGCTTCACCGAGAGGAACAAGCCGCCGGCATCGGCGGCACATAGACCGAGGGATCTTGAACACCCCCGCCTAAGAGCATCGGCGGTAAGCGCCGATGCGATATCCGCCCCTCAAGGGCGGCATGTGGCCTCCCCGCCGGGATCACCGGCGGGTAGTTGAAGCGGCGGTAGCCCGAAGGAGCGGACGCCGTAGCTTGCGCGCATGCGCGCTAGGTCTTTACTTAGCGGCCCTGAGGCCGCTTCTGGGGTTGTCGGGTGTCAGCCCCTCTCGGGCTGGCGCCCTTCGGGGCTCTTGAGAGCCCTTGGCCCTAAGGGGCCATACTTGGCCCCCCCTTACCCCCCCCAGGGGCTCTAACCTATACATCGGTGACCCCT